CCTGTATATCGGTCACGTTTTCTTTCAAGGCAAGCTTTGAGGTGTTACTATTTAATTGGTTTAAAGCCTGCAAAAGTGTCAGATTTCCCTGATCCAGAGTGAATGTCTGGGAGGTCAGATTTTGTAATATCTGTTTTGAGAGGTTTTCTAAGGTGATAATCCCACCTTCGTTGGTGTCTGGATCGGTGAAGATGAGTTTTTTTCCAGTTGGGATGGTTGTTACTTCCGGGAGGGTGTTGGCTGCTACGCTTTCTTCTGGTAATGACATAGTGTTTCCTTTCTGGCATGTGCCTTATGCATCTGTGCTGAAGCAGAGAGCTTTTCCACTCAGGGTGAGAGCTCCGATGCTTACTGTTAATAGTTGCTGTTTATAGGTTTCGAATCGTCCGACTACAACACCGCCAAATATGTAATTTTCATTATTTACGGTGATCGTATAGCCATATCCCAGGAAGGTTTCGCCGCTTTCTGTCTTTCTGGTCCAGCTATACCAGGTGGAAGGGTATTCTTTTGTTACTTCTCTGCCGTCTTTGTATACCACTGCTGTTAATGTTGTGGTCCCATCTCCGTTATCATGGTATCTGGCATTATAGATCAGGGAATTGTTTGTCAGGCCATGAAGGTCTGTCGTTACTTCTGACAGGTTTGCTTTGATGCCATCTATTCCTGTTTGGATATCTGCCACCTTATTATTGGTGGTTGTTATTGCCTCTTTTGCTTCATCTGCAGTATCCTGGGCTTTTTTGATATCTTCTGCCAATCCCGCTGCATCTGCAATGATTGCTACTGTCTGGGTGTCAAGCATCTGCACTCCTGTCGTATCATAAAGAGTACAGCGAATCAGATTTACATCAGGTCCTGTCGGTGTGTATATTTTCAATGTTTCTGTTCCAGAAGAACCATAGGTAATGTTATAGGTTTTTCCGGAATCTTTGGATTCTTCTATCTGGAAAATCCCTGCATAGCTGCTTATCAGACCATTGTCATTTTTATATGCCGAGAAAGTCACACTGGATGGCAAAAGTGTTTTTCCATCCTTTTGTTTTCTCAGAACCAATGTGCTGGTCTGAATATTATAAGAAATACCGATCTTTCCATCTTTTGACTTGCTGATAGAAAAACGTTTTTTGATCCAGACACCATTATTTTTTATCGTCAGGATCTTTTCGCCAATCACTAATATTTCATCACCGAGCTGCAGGGCTTTTGATTCCAGGCCGTATTGTGCTTCGATATCTACATAACCGCTGTCAGTGGTCATGTCTGTTACCTGATAGGTCCGGGTTCTGGCATTCCAGGTACCAGTGATTCCTTCTGAAACTGTTACCCTCATTGCGTCAATGTGGTCTGAAACGTCTGTATCTCCCAGATATACTTTCATGGTTGTATGGCAGGTGCTATAATCCCCGCCGGTTCCATCCGGATTCGTATGAACTACATGCGCATCATTATCAAGTAATGCTCCGATCGCATCCAGTGTACTGATCCCGGATAATGTATCCAGTGCTTTTCTGGCTGTATCTGCCGCAGAGTCTGCAGTATCGCTGGCAGCCTTTGCAGTGCCGGTGGCACTATTGGCAGTTTCCTGCACGGTAGTAATATTTTTGCTGATCTGAGAGTATGCCTGGTTCAGATTCTGTCCGGAATCATCAAACCAGATCCGGCTGCTCTTGATCACCTGGGCACTGTTATTGATCTCCTTAAACAAGCTGTCAATGTCCAGCTTGGAAGCTGCGATATTCGCATTGTCTGAAACCATGCTGTCTACTACAACGCCATCTGCGATTGCGCCTTTTTGAACGCCGGCTGCATCAATCAAAATCCCTTTTCCAGTCTCATCGAACAGTGCAAAAGTAAAGTTCCCGGATGCATCTTTTCCTGCCTGCAGTCTCACCACGCCGTTGGCATCCTTCCACTGCTGGGTGGCTCCCTGTATCTGGATCCCGCCATCATCTGAGACGATCGTAAATTTATCCGTAGAAATAGTTCCCGCCAAAAGATCGGATATCGTGACCGTCTGCATTACTGCATTCCGGATCAGCGCCGAATCGATCACCGCATTCTGAGAAGTCAGGTGAATATTCTGTAGATCCCCCACTCCAGCATTTCCGGAAAGAAGTGTCCTGATATTGGCATAATTACCATCCAGAATGTCTATCTTTGCATTGGCCGCTTTAAACTGAGTAGCCGTCAGGTCCCTGAAGTTTCCTATATCCGCGTTTAATTTCTCGATATTTGCATTTGTTGCGTTCAGATTAGTGATTGTAGCATATGTGATCTTGGCTGTATCTACATCCAGCTTATTGATCATTGCATGGTCTATCATTACCAGCTGGGCATAGTAGCGGTCCATTTCTTTTGTCTGCGGTCCTTTATAATCTGTATTGGTCTCTTCTTCAGATAAGCCAACCGCCTCGATCGTATGAGTCAGACCGCCGTCATATTCCCACTCCATTTTCATGACCGGAACTTTATAGGAATCTCCGTTCAGGTCCTCTACTGTTATGATATCCCAGGGATCCAGACGCGGATCTCCCAGAAGTTTCAGATTACCCGGCATATAAGAAAACCTGCTAAGGGCAGAAAAGATATTGTTCAATGCCTCTTCTGTCATAAAAGGATTGGAAAAGCTTACTGTTCTTTCTCCGCTTCCAGCTGATATGGAACTGCTGTTTCCCTCTTCGTCCTTTCCTGTATAGCAGGTCAGTTTCTCTATGCTAAACAGATATTCATTGTGTTCGAAATTGTCCCAGTAACGCCCTGTTCCAGCTTTGTAATCGCTGTCTATATAAGTATGTATCTCTATCTGTCCCTGCCGGTTACAGATGGCAAATCCGCCATACATCTGTGCCACATAGGAAAGAACCTCACGGCAGGAGTATCCCTTAGGATTTGCCATTGCTATTGCATCCAGTCCATCTGTTGCTACTGATACACGTGTGATTTCTGTAATACGTTTCAATATTGATACTGTATCCGTATTATCCGGAAGGCTGGAGGAAAAAGGCATTTCCAGCTTCATCATACGGTCATAAGCCGTAAATTCGATCTGGTCTTCTGTCTTTTTGGGCTTTCCAGCCGTAAAATATCCAATCGGAATGTATTCTGTCAGCCCATCCACGTCCATACCAAGTTGTAGAAGGAATTCATGGTTTTCAATTGCGCCGGCGCAATCCGGGATTGTTACGGTTACATACTGCGATATGACAGATCCCAGGGAAAAATCATCTTCTCCTTCAGAACCGCCCGTAAACTTGATGCTTTTTGCATCTGTAATACTGATATCGTCATATGTGATCAGACTCTTGAATGTTCGGGAATCCTGCTGTATCAGGTTTCCAAAGGCTTCTGTTGACTGATACATACAGGTACCTCCTTTACTCTGTCATGAATTCCAGAGCTGTCAGCTCTTCTATAGTCAGTGCATCATATCTGGGATCATCACATTTTTCCAGGATATCAACCGTAACTTTCTGGATCTCCACTTCTGTTTCGATCTTCAGAAGTTCTTCGATATCTTCTGCGTATCCTTCCTGATCTGGGATTACATAGCAGTCATCATTTACCAGATACTGTCCGTTTTCATCTTTCTGTGCATATCGGCTCAGTATATCCTCTCTTTCTGCAGAATAGGCTTCGGATGCCGGTCTAACTGCAGATACGTTCTTTTTTACTGCATATCCCAGTTTTACAGGAAGTTTCTTTATTTTCATTTCAGCATAAGTATTCAGGAATGAAAGGATCTGACTATTTCTGAGTTTCATCTGTCGGTTCCTCCTCTGTTGTATTGTCTGTCTGTTCCTCTGAAATAGAGTCCTGCATTTCCCATACGGTCTCCTGGAATGCTGCTACCTGCGCGCGAATCTCTTTTTTGTTCTTATTGAAAGCATCCTTATCCTGAATGGACTGGGTAATCCTGTCGTTCCCGCCGTTTGTGGAAATCTCCGCAAAGAGACTCATTGCAATCTTGTCTTCTACCTTAATCGTTCCATTTGCTGTTAAGCTCTTATTAATTGTCAGTTCTGCTGCCATGTTTCTTTTCCTCCTATTTCTGAATCAAGTCAACGCCAGTCCCCTGGTAGGTCTTAACGCCTTTCACATAGGTGTAGACCGGATAAATTGGTGTACCAGCATAAAATTTCTTTGTTACACGCGTATTGCTTCCTGGATCTGTAAATGTAACATTAAAAAAAGCAGGTGTTATAGCAGTATCAATAACTGCAACCTGCTCTCTGGTCAATGGTGGCCAGGTACATTTCAAGGTATATTTTATCGCAAGAACATCTCCTATCATTTCCGCATTAGCGGCACGTCCCGTATTCTTGGACCATACCTTTTCTTTTGATATTGTAAGCCCATTTAATTTCGGAGTGGGCATTGTCACTCCGTTAATAATCAAGTCATCTCCTGGCCCTGAATCAAATTTTGCCAATGCCTCGCCTCCTAACTAAATACGGGTTTCCCTGTTGATCTTTGATACTGTTGTCCTTCCTGTCGTACCATCTTGAAAAGTTTCTTAGAATCTCCCTCTAAATGGACATGCACTTCCATCTTCTGTCCATTTCCATTATTGCTAAAGCTCTCTAATGCGTTTACCATACCTTCAAATACGCCAGCCCTGATACCATCTACAATCTGTCCATTATTGGCTACCGCGCTTTTGTTTCCCATACGTCCAACCAGCTCCGGACCATTCTCACGAGCCATGAACAATTCTCCTATATTCGGAAAGCCACCATTAGCATACCAGTTTACGCTAAAATTCGGAGTCTGAAACCATCCACCATTATAAAGCCTGTGAGTATTCCACGAGGATATATAGAGACTTGGTACCGGAATATGTACGGAACGGAATCCATTTGCAAATGACATTGCCGCATTATAACCAATATTGTAAAGGTTTCCAATGCTATTCTGTATCTTGGTTCCCAGTCCGGAAAACTCCTGTGCAATTCTGTTTGTTCCCTGTTCAGTGCTGGTAACCATGTTTTTAATCTCATCAGCCACTTTCTCGGCTGCCTTGATCCATGTTTTATTTGTTTCTTTTGACACATAACCCCAATAGCGTTTGATATACAAATACACAGTTTTCATTGTATCCCATGTATCTCCCTTCATATCCTTCAACGCCGTAGTAACTGATTTTGCTGAAGCTTTCCATTCTTTCTCTGAAGTTTTATTGACTTCTTCAAAAGCACCCTTGGCGTCTCCCGAAATCGATGGAAAATCTCTTTTGGATTTCCCCGTAAGATCATCCCAGACTCCTCCTACTGTTTTGGTGATTTTTTCCCAAATAGTTGAAGCTCCTGTCTTTATATCCTCCCAGGTTCCTGATACAGTATCTTTGATCGAATCAAACTTCTCGGTAGCTGTTGTCTTTAATCCGTCCCAGGCTCCACTAACTGTCGTTGAAATTCCATTCCATGCAGTAGAGGCAGCTTTTGTTATCGTATCCCAGACATCTCCTATGGTATCTCTGATTCCTTCAAATATATCAACAACACCGCCAACCAGACCTTTGATGCCTTCCTGCAGTCCCTGCATCAGGTACTGTCCCATTTCTGCCATAACAGTAGATGGTGAATGGATTCCGAATGCATTTTTAAATCCATCGATAAACGGTTGAAAAACATGTTCTTTGATCCAAGAGCCAATTCCAACTACTACATCTTTGATACCATTTAAAAAGCCTTCCCATGTGAATTTTCCAGCCTCTGTAAAATGATCGATGATATACTGCTTGGCACTATTTACCGCATCTCCGAAAAGACCTCCAATAAATGCGGCCAATCCCCCGAATGCTGCTCCTATCGTTTCAAACAGTCGACTTACAACACCATTCCAATCAATATTAATCAGGAATTCTGCAACTTTTTCACCAAGACGTTTCCAATCTGTATTTTCAACACCTTGAATAAAGAAATCCAAGATTCCCTTTGCTGCATTCGAAATAGTCTGTCCGGCTTTTGCCCAGTCTATAGTTTCTATAGACTGATTAAGAAAATCAGCAACTGCCATCCCAAACTGTTTCCAGTTAAAGGTTGTTACCGCTGCGTAAGCAAAATCAATAATTGTATTAATTCCTTGTGCAAAACTTTTTCCGACTAATCCCCAGTCTGTTGTAGATATAAAAGAATTCAATGTATTTACAATCCCTGTTGTAATCTCTGACACTGTAGTGCGTATCAGATTCCAGTCCAAGGATGACAATGCACCATTGATTCCATTTCCAGCAGCTACTCCAAGACCATTCCAGTCAAATGTTTCAGCAAAAGATTTTGCATAAAGGAATATTGCATTTATTCCATTTGCAAGAGTCGTTCCCACCAGTGTCCAGTCTGTTGTGCTGATTGCATTATTTAATGTCTCTGCGATTCCACTTCCCCAATTTCTGGCAGTGGAATAAATCAGCTCCCAGTCAATGCCATTCAAGGCGCCATTGATGCCATTTCCAATTGCAGTTCCCAAGCTTCCCCAATGAAAGTTCTCAGCAAATGTATTAGCAAATCCAAAAGCTGTATTTAGCCCCTGTGCAAGGGTGTTGCCTACCAGCCCCCAGTCAGTTGCCTCAATAAATCCATTAAGGAACGTTGCAATGCTTTTTGCAATCTTATTTACAGTATTCTGGATATCGTTCCATGGAATACTCTGTAATGCGGTGTTAAGTTTCCTTCCTACAATCGCACCGAGTTCTGTAAAATCTGCATTTTTCCAGGAATCCTTGATAAGTTTTGCCAGATCTTTATACTTTCTTTGGATGGCTGTCGTTTCAAACATGTCATCCACGCCGCCTAGTGAGGAACCTTTTTCATTTGTTGTCTTATCATCTAGCTTATTGATCTGGTCAAACCCTAATATCGTACGTTTGTATTTATCCGCTGCTTTAGATGCCTTATTGGCACTCTTAGTGTTTTTATCCAGGCTTTTTGCATAATCCTGATTTACCTTTTTTGCTGTAACCATCGTGCTTTTTCCAGTCAATGCCCCCATGAGCTGACCGAATGAATTAACCACACGTATGATCATCTGAATCAGATTATTCAGAATAGGTGCTACAACTTCAAGAATTGGTGTAAAAGCGGTTGCAAAGGAATTTTTCAGTTGAGTCAGTGATGACATCAGCATAGATAAGCTTGCATTTGTATTGGTATCGTATTTAGCAAGATTATTAAATCCATCAACCAAAGCGCTTCGTAGCTTATTTGTTAAGGTAAACAGACTCCTAATTCCTAATGTATATTTGAGAATTGTCTTAAGTCCGCCTGTTAAACCTCCTGAGGAGCTTTGTGCGCTTTTCCCGATTCCCTTAATTTTTCCTGCCAGTTTTCCAATAACTGGAATACCAGTTGAAAACTTTTGAATCAATGCACCAAATAAACCGGAAGTTCTTCTGATTACAGGCCCAACTGCTGATACGGATTTCTTAAAAAGATTTACCGCATTTGTAAGTCCTCCCCAGCCTTTTTGCACAGCACTGATAGCTCCCGAGCCAAGACTGCCAAGGACTTTTCCGGTTCCAGATAAGATTCCTTTTCCGAAATTCAGTGCTTGTTTTGGAATGGAAACCGGTCTTGCAACATCTGTGCCATTTTTCTCCATGTTTGCTTTAGATTGTTCATATCTTTTTACTGCTGCCTCAGCATTCTTTATATCGTATTCCAGAGACTTCCAGGAACGACTTTCCTGATCAACACCAAGGCTTTCCATTTTGTCTCTTTTTTCATAATATTTATCAAGTACCGCCTGCGTTTTCTCAATATTGTCTTTTACTGCTTTATAATCTGCAGTTTCTGTTTTGATCCCTGCTTTCACCTGATAACCTTTAACCATATCTTTGATTCTCTGAAAGGGATTCTTTATCTTATCTGTTTCCTGCCTGATAGCCTCTGTGCTCTTTTTAACTTCCTGCCGGCTTTTATCCAGTTCTCTTTTCAAAGGACTGCTATCTGCTTCTATCGTAACTTTCAACTTTGCAAGATCTTCTCCTATGTTCTCCACCTCCTTTCTTTAAAGCCGCCGTATTCACTGATGACGGCGGCGGTTCCACTCTGCCATATAGGCTCTCCTGTTTTCTTTGTACTCTTCCCATTTTCTGTCTTCTTCTGCTTTTTGGTAAGTTTCCTGCTCTTCTTTAAACAATTCCGGATAATACTCCCATGGACGCTTTATATCTCCTTTTCCGGATATCAGTGTGGAAAAGTTCGCAGTGAGTATCTCTGCCAGGATAAAATTATCCATTATCGTCTGCTTTTCTTTTCGTTTTCTCTGACGTTGTAAACTGTCCATACTATCTATAATCTCGTTTATAGACAATTCCCAGTATTTTTCTGCCGGAATGCCTAAATCTAAAGCATAGAAATATAGCTCAGAAAGCTGATCTGACATCAGGCGTTTTCTACTGCCTCCAAGAGTGCTGTTGCCATCTTCTCTGGCAAAAAACCCGATACCACCATGATTGGAATGATGACTTTCTGATAAAGTTCAATCTGGCTGTTTCCCTCCTCAATCCAGGTATCATACAGTTTCTTTACATCATTATAATCTACTCCATGTTCCCATGGTTCCATTGCCGCCTGGATAATGGTAAGCATTACAGAAAGCGGCGGAATATCATCAATCATATTCATGAGGTTCTGACGGTATTTATTTTCCAGTTTCTCAATCGTGCCCGCCTTTAATTTCAGACGAAATTCTCTTTCTCCGACCTTCCAGTAAGCAAATGGCTGTCTTTTCTTTTTTGATTCTTCTGGTTTTACCGCCTCAGTTTTCTCTGCGTCATCAAGCCCTCCAAGAGCCTGTCCTGCATTTTCATAATCTAACATCTCTTATCTCCTCCTTACGCTGGGTCCGTATATTTAAAGTCAGACTGAACTGCCATGCTTAATTCAAATTCAATCACACCATTAACAGCTCCGCCTGTACGTTTTACAGCTACCTGTGCGGTAAACTCAGTGACTGTACCATCTTTCGTTTTTTCCTGGAAATCCAGTACTTTTTTGTCATCCGCTGCTTTTCTCATCACGCGGTAAGGACTTTCTGCTTTTGTATTATCATATTTGAATTTGTATACGATATCTGGGAGATCACCAATCCCGATCTCATACATCTTATGTGGGTCTGTAAGACAAGTATTTTCTTCCTTGTCGATATCCACACCAAGTTCCGGAATCTCCTTCAATCCCGGAAGATCTGTATAAGCTGCACTTGTTGAATCCGTATGTTCCCTGTATCCCAGGGTTGTTCCGTTTGCTAACATCTTTCATTCCTCCTTTTTTATGTCCAATAAACTTCTTCTGAATCCATCGCAATGATGCCCTCATAACGCATCTGCTTATGCTTCATCCCCGACGGGTCCAGGATATCTGCACATTCAGTTCGTTTTAATCCAGTCTTCTTCATTGCCTCATCCACGGCAAGTGTTGTTGTTGACGTGCTCTTTCTGTCCCAGATATCAATCCGGTACCTGACAAAAGCTTTGTCTTCCTGTAAACCATTTTCTGAGCTGGACGCTTCATATACATTGTTCTGTTCTTCCACATACTGAATGGTCGCATCTTCCGCCCATGTACCGGGGTAAGAATCTGATACATGTTTTGAAACCGTCAGAAGTGCTTCATACACCTTATCTTTTATATTTTTCATTTTCTCTCCATATTTGCTCTTATTTCTTTCAAGATGATATCCTCATTATCTTTTAATGCCGGATACATAAACGGATATGCCGGTTGTCCAGTGCATTGATAAAATCTTCCTTTAGGAGTATCAATGTGAAACCAGTGATATTTCTCCGCGACTCTTTCATCCACCTGGCTCTCATGGATCCACCAGGGTGCCTGTGTATATGCAGGAGTAACTTCTGGAGAAATCCCTGCATGGTTTTCCTGTCCTTTGGGACCGGTTCCAAATTCTACGTATGGTGCATATTCCTTGTCCGTCCAACAGGTTCCAATGACTTTCCTATCCTGCTCCGAAACCTCTGCATAAATACTTTGCCTCAGTTCGCCCATATCCACATGGCAGTTCATGACTGCTGCCGATCTTACTATCTGGATTCCAGTAGATACCGCCTGTTTGAGATTTGGATCTGACATCGTTTTTAATTTATGCTCTAATTCTTCAATACCACTTACACTCATATTCGTTCCACCTCCAGTGTCAGGAAACGATACGGTTTAATAGCAATGATCTTATAGTCTGGTTTCTGATCTTTGACCGTATATAAGTGAATTCCGTCAAGCTCCTGGATATCTGTTCCATCTTCCAGGATAAAATGAACATTGCCTTTATCATCTGGATGACTGACATATTTCCCATTAATCCTGACATTCCGTATGTAGTTCAGGCGCTGACCATATTGCTGTGCCTGGACTTTTCCGGATGCAGGCCATGACTCTCCGGAAATAGAAGAGGCAGCACCATACTCTTCGCTGGTACTGCCTTCAGAATCTTTTTTTATGATCCTCTTTCTGTGGTAATATGTTTCAATCCTGTTTCTTCGCATTCTCAAAGGTTATCCCTCCTGTTCTTGCAAGCCGGTACCGGTTCATAATGTCGTAAACCTGTTTGGGAGCTGTTTCAAATGAATAGTTTTCCCCTCCCTCGCTTCTGGAAGTTTCCCCTTCTGTTCCCATCCGATTCAGGGCAATAACAGCAAGATCCCGCACTGCTTTTTCTAACGGTGTAATAATCACACTCCGATTTGTGTAGCTTTTTACAAAGTCGGCAGCTTCTTCCAGATAAGCTTCGATCAGGTTTTCATTCGTCTCGCCTGTCAGGAGTTTTACTCTTTCAATATCTCTGGCTTCTGCCATATAATCACCCTTTCAGAATATCGATAAGGTCCTGTTTGGACAAAGAAGAAATTCCAGTAAGTCCTCTTTTCTTTGCTAACATTTTTAATTCTTCCACTGTCATTTCTTCGATATTTTTCTCTTCGAGCGGTTCCGGTATTGTTTCCTTTGGCAGGCTTTCTACCGGTTCGAATCCATCATTCAACAATTTTTCAGCTACTGCTCCATCTGCCTCCCGCTCAACATTTTTTCTGATCAGTCTCATCACTCTGCCTCCTGAATGCTCAGATAAATAGAATCCAGCTTATTATCCAGAACCCAGATATCATGGAAACGACGGTAATCCATCTGCCATGCGTTCAGTTTCTGATTGATTTCCGGGCTGAAAATACGCATGATATCCTGCTTTGTTACTGCAATCGGTGTTGTTGTCGGGCAGATAAAGAAATTCAAATTCTTGGCTGTAGCACCTTTCTCATATCCACCTTTCTCCTGTCCACCAGTCTTTCCATCATTAATTTTAATTGTAGTATACATACGGTTAGATGGTGTAGAAACCAGCGGTACACCGTCTACAGACGGTACCTGTGTCTGAATGCCGCCTTTAGAAAAGGTTACTGCTGTAATCTTTCCTGCAAGCTCTAATTCCAACTCCATGATAAAATCTGGTGTTGCCTGGCATACAAGCGGACCGTTATAGTTTTCTCTAATCGCCTTGATGCCTTCTTTCACTTTACGCAGGGCAGAGGTTCCCGTTGTTCCCGGGACATAAGAATATCCGATCATTCCTGCTTTATTTGCTGTAATTGTTTCTGTTGCGATCTTAGAAATACGATATGCATCAATTTCCGGAATAACCTGTGTTCTCTGAAATTCTCCCATAACTGCTGAAGCTGTCGGGATAAAATTAGCTTCGTTAATGTCCATAGGGTCAAGCTGGAACAGGCGTCCGCGGTCCTGAGTCATTTTTCTGGTTTCGTATTCCAGAGTAACAGATCCTCTCTGATATCCGTTATCTCGATCATAATCTCCCATTCCCTGTACATTCATTTTCGGGATTTTAACCTCTGATCCACCGTTATAGAGTACCTGTCCGGCATTGGCATCCATCCAGCCGGTGGTTGCTTCCTGTACCGCAATCTTATCAAGAGTAGTCTGGAATAATGTTGCTGTTGCTAATGTATTAATTGCCATATGTGTTCACTCTCCTTTAATATTTGCCCATCATAGCATTGTAGACCTGCTGCTCAAGAGCTTTCTGTGTATCTGTTTCCGGGGCTTTCTTTTGCGGCTTTCCACCTTTTAACTTTTCTTCCACTGCTGCCTCTACAGCTTTCTGAAAAGCGTTTTTGACTTTTTCCATAGATTTCATACAGGAATCTGCATCCGTATAATCCAGGACTTCTGCAAGTTCTACCGGAAGATTATCACTAGCTAATGTATTTTTAGCCTCAGCCATCAGTTCTTTTCTGGTAACAGCCGCCTCTCTGTCTGTCAGATTTTTTTCTCTTTTCTGCTGCAAGTATTTTGTTTTTTCTTCCTCAGTCATCTTTGCAAGCTTTTCTGCTTCAGAAAGTTTATCATCTGTCATTGCCTGCCATTTTTTCTGCTCATTGGTAACGGCAGTGTTGATAGCTTTCTGCAGTCTGCGGTCAAATTCCGCCTGATTATCACCTGTTTTCAGAAAATCATCAAAAGATGGAGGGGTGTCTTCCCCATTAGCACCTGAATTGTCATCTCCTTCAGAGCCACCGCCATTTCCGCCATCTGCGGTTCCAGCGCCATCTCCTTCTGCAAATAACTGCAGGTTCATGGGTACTCTGCACATTGCTTTTACTAATCTGTTTCTCATGTTCTGTCCTTTCTGCCCAGCCTATTCGTTTTCACGCCCGGGCCATTCAGTTTTTGGAGTGACTCGCTTCTTTAACGTCTGGCGGAAAAAGACACAAAAATAAGACGCTTCACCCCGCGTCCCAGAGGGAGATATTCGGATCACCTATTCCTTTCCTTTGTCTGTGAGCTTTTCAGATTCTTTTGTGATCTCTGCAACGCCTTCATGAATCAGGTGCTCTGCCCTGGCTTTTTCTACTTCCAGAACAGTTCCTGCTTCAATAATTTTGTTCAATCGAACATCACTGTAACGTTTAATGCATTTTACTTTCACTTCCTTCACCTCCTCTCAGTTGCGCCGGCGCAAATTTACATATTAAAAAGAGCCTGTTTCCAAGCTCTTCTAATAATCAATATTTCTGTTTTGCCTTAATATCCAGCATTCGGATCATCATAAATGCGGCACGCTCTGCCTGTTCGTTATAATCTTTTTCTAATGGGCTGGTTATCATATTGCCTTGATTGTGATGAATAAAATAATGTGCAAGTTCATATGCTGCTTCATATACAACTTTTTCAAACATCTGATTCTCACAAATTGCAATACGATTACCCTTAAGTACACTCCCATATCCTTCAATTCTCTTGAGTTTTAATACAATTCCCTGTTCTTCTGCCAAAGCCAGCAAATTCTTAAACACGAATATCGGTTCTTCCATATCTGGTATGGATATTTTCTTTTTGACTGATTCTGTTTTGGTCTGAGTTGGAATAACTTCTTTCTTTTCTGAAATTTCCGGCTCATTCTCTTTCGTTCTGAAATAGAAATCTACCAGATACTCATATGATTTCCAGGCTTTATCAGTATTAATGGATTTTGCAAGAAGAAGTGCTCCTTTTTCTGTCCATAAATATAAATGAGCACTGAATTTATGGCAATCTGGAATTTCCCGACTGGCTTTAAACTGCTTTAATTCGTTTCCTTCAAGCTTGATGTAATGCTTCCCCTCTGTATATTTTTTCTTATTATACGAAAAATTATAAGATATTGTTTTTGTATCTGTTTCATACATTTGTGCCACTTGTGCAGAAGTTAATACTCTGATGCCATGATATTCTGTTATTTTTAAACTATTCATTTTGTGTTTATTCCTCACTTTCAAAATTATGATTGCAAGGAATACCCTCTAAATGTTATAATATTTTCAGAGGTTATTCCTCAGTGTATAAGAAGTTGTTTTCGTTGGTAGCGGGGCAACTTCTTATTTCTTTGTGTTTTCGGCATAAACCTTTTTGATACCTTCCATAACAACTTCATATTGCGTTTTTCCAGTTAATATGCAACATTCTTCTAGCAATGCTTTATCCTGCTTAGTTGCTCGAATCTTAATCTGTTCTGATTTCGGATTAATACTTTTAGGTCTGCCAGTCCTTGGACTCATATTCTCACCTCACTTTTTGAGTACACAATAAATATAATATCGTGTACTCAAAAAGTCAAGAGTTTTTTAATAGTCACAAAAACCACCTGTCGTTTCTGACTGGTGGTTATCCTATAACTTTTTCTATATCATCTATTGTTTTATCGTACAATGTTTCCCAATCTTCTGGTGAGCTGCCTACGTCTATGATCAGGGATCCATTGGGAAACACTTCCATAATGCTTCCTTTTCTTCCATCTTTCAGAATTACTGTATCGAATTCTTTTACTTCCATCTACTTCACCTCTTTAATATAGGCACTTGCCATCATTACGCTATTTTCATCAGCAGACCACCCGACAATAACATTTGCCGGCTTTTCCTTCAGACCATTTAATATGATTTTCTGTTCATACATATGCTTTCCGTACCCGTTTACTCCTTTGCTGGTGACTGGATACTTTGGAGCTTTTTCTATAATCACCTGTTTTAACTTGTTCCAATTCTCAGCATCATATCCAAGTCTATCAGAAAAAGCCTTTCCCTTTGCCAGTCCTTCCGGATGCGTGCCTCCAAACAAATACTTTTCAAATTTTGCATCTGTAGCCATTGCTTTCTCTGCATTTGGCAGTTTCAATTCCGGATGCTGTAGCAAATCATTTCTTCTCTGATAATCAAGCTTCATAAATCTCCATTTCTCAGGTTCATTATACTTCATTTCCTGGAAATCCGCAAAGCTTTTCGGCACGTCCTTTCCAAGAAGCTCTTTATATCTATCGTATTGTTCTCTGTCAGAATGTTTATTCTTGACGGATTTTTCTTCTGCCTCCGCCTTTGCATCACCTTTCACATATTTTTCATACCACTTTTCATATGTCATAGTTGCTGGAACTGTCTCTATGTGCCCTGTTTTCGGGTTATAGGCGCTTCGTTTCATATTCTTTAGGATATCTTCATTTATGACGCTAACGGTTGTAGAACGGCACCACGGATGCATGGGCGGATAGTTTTTCCCAACCTTGCGGTCTTTTAAGAAAAATATCTTTCCATCCAGACTCCGACAAATCTCGCTTGTCCTGAGGTCAAGGGTTGCAAGGTAACGGTATTTTTCTATTCCGCATTCCTCATAAGATCTTGCTGTCAGCTCTCCGGATAAAAAACAGCTCTCTGTTCGTACCAGTCGCCTGGCCTGCATGGCTCCTGCTCCACAACGGTTCATGATCACTTCCGAAGTTTCGCGGTCTGTTCTGCCAGTCAATAAGCTTACAAGTAATTCCTGCTTTAATGTTTTGGAAAGGTCCTGTGTGTTCTTCCAGATACGCTGGGAATAATGTCTTCCCGACCAATTCATATAAAGTACTTGTTCCACCTGTTTTTTACTGATATTAGAAAAGCTGAATCTAAGTCCTGTCTGCTTCTGGACATTGTAGATAGAGCGATAATAAACATCTTCGCAGAGATTTCGAAAGAAGCTGGTATCAAATAGCTGTTCCTGCTGGTATGTTTCCTGCATAATTGTATCTACCTGCTGTAAAAGGTCCTTCAGTCGTTCCATTCTGGCTCTGTATGCCGGGGCTTCCAGTTCCTGAAGAAGCTGCTGCTTTGTTTTATCTGAATCCTTATTTTTCAAAGCATTCATTAATTCTTCTAAAGATGTCTGGTCCTGTAAAGTGTTCAGAAGATTCCACGCTTGTGTTTCTGACAGTCCATACTTAGTCATATATTTTTCAAAAATGTCTTTCGCCTTATTGGTTAGCAGCATGGAAACATTTCTATACACCTTTACTATCAGATCCGCTGTTTCTTCCGCATCTTCCATTCGATGGTACATATCCCAGGCAGCTCTGTTTTTCCAATAGGAATCATTCTTCATCTACATTATCCTTTTTCTTATCAGATGTTTTCTCTTCTTCCTCTTTTTCAGTCTGATCTGGAGGGGTGTTTCCCTGCATTCCAAACATCTCCTGCTGCCGTTTCAGATTCTCTTCTGTTTCCTCATCCAGGGCTTTCAGTTCATCATCTACATTGTCCACAAATGGCACCTGTGATAGTAGTGTCTTCCTGCTTACTTTTCCCCAGAGATTTGACACAATCTGTGAGATTTCAAGAAGATTCTTTGGCAGGGCTCTGGTAAATGTCATTGTGATTCCTGTTGGATCCACGCTCTTTCCATACAGTGAAAGGAAATTGCAGAATATCCGGATACGTTTTCTTAAACCTTTTCTGTAGTATCTCGTTTTAATCTTTGTGATATTTTCCATGCCCAACAGTTTAAACTCCATGGCTACGCCTGAGACATTTCCGCCGAAGCTTTCATCTGTCATACAGGGAATATGGGAAAACTTATGAATATCCTGTTCTATCGCTTTTTTCAGGATCTCCACACCAGATTCATCAAACGTTCTGGTCAGATACTCTGCTTTCGCTCCATCTGGTACTTCCAGGACTTTTCTCTTTTTCAGCTGTTTCATTGCTGCGGTTAATCCATCTTTCTTTTCCCCATTCCCATCTTCAACTTCCTCATCTGCAAGCAGCGTTCCATAAATAGCTAAAATCGCATCTATAAACTGTTCTTTATCTGTAACTCGGTCGCTCATCAGAACGTTGTAGGCATCAATCAGTGGAATCTGAAGTTCAAAATCGCCAATAGCTAATTTATTATTAAGGTATTCAATAATAGGGATTTCTCCCAGATAATGTGGTATTGCTGGTTCTGTTGTTGCCTGATATGTACTGTTATTTTCAATATCCAGTTCATATTTATAGTTTGGGGTCACTACCGTTGCCATATAATGGTCTGTTGAAACTCCAGAATCATCCTTCCGGATATAATAATAGACAGCAAAGAGTTCATTTTCCTCGATGCTGTCATCTTTTACCATAAATGTATTTTCTGCTGAAATATTTTTCATGCATAGATAGTTTTCATTTTCTTTTACATAAATATATTCATAGGCAAGACCGTAAATGGAAAGTTCCAAGCCATTATCTCCATCTACTTCATCTGCTCCGGCCAGTTCCAGGGCGTCTGTCAGATCTGTAATATCATTTTCTGATTTATAAGATATCGGATTGCCAATGAAATAACTACTGGCCGTATCTGAGATGTCCCTGGCGTGATTACAGACCAGCTTATTTTCTCGTCCTGAATCATTTAGGATCTCATGCTGTCCTTCATAGTAAGCCATATTCTTTTTTAATCTGCTTACCATGCTGATATGTTTACTGATCAGCTGCCGGATCATCTGCTTATCTGGATTCAGTTCATCGAATCTTTCTCTTGGAATTGTAAATGTATACATGCTTCTCACATCCTTACTTCTTTTAATTTGGCAAGTCTATTACCGATTATGGTGCTACAGAAATAGCGTGTGCTGTCCATGGCGTGATCATGCTGCTTTATTGGTTTATCTTCGCCTCGTTCCAAGGCTTTCTCATCCCAGATATAGGATGCAAACTCCTTGATGGTTTCCTTGCATGAAGAAGCAAAGACAAGTTGTTCCATGTTCAGAAGCATTCCTACCAGACGGATTCCATCCAGTACATCATTGTTTGCCTTTATGACCTTGTAACCACGTTTTCTAAGCTCTGCAATAAAAGAAGCAGCGGATGGATCCACGATAACTGCCTTGATCTTCGTTTCATCCAGCCACTCCTTCAGGTCGTCTGCATATTCTGAATCTGTTTTCTGTTTGCCTTTATCTCTTCCGGAATAGTAATACTCCCTGATGCAGTACCATTTCCCATTGACTCCTTTATTCCAAAGCAGGAAGACAGTTGCATTCTGAGTACCGTAATCGCAGGATACATATCTGTTGCCATTGATTAACAGTTGAAAGAAATCGCGAATATTCTGAACATGTTTCTCTTCGTCAAACATATCGTAGATGATGCCTTCTGCTGCCGCCCACAATCCCATAATGTAACGTTTGAAGAATACTCCAACGTACATCTTTCGGTATCTGGCTTTTACCTCTTCATCCAGAGATAAATTATCATCCATTGTGAAATGGAGATACAGGATTTCTTTTAATCCTGATTCTTTCCCCTCCGCTGCTGCTTTCTGCTTAATTCTGTCTGATTGTTCCTTGCCCAGGTATCCAGTGGATTTATCTATCCAGTTTAGTTTAAACCAATGGTATGGTCCATCTGGGTTACAGTTAAACCAGAACTTACTTCCTTTTACTGAGCAACGTCCTGTTGCCTGATTCACAAAGGATTCCGGCATCAATGCAACTTCATCGAAAAACACGCCTGCTAAAGTAATACCCTGGATCAGGTCTTGAGAACGTTCATCTTTGCCACCAAATATGTAGAAATAGTTTTCTTTTCCATTCTTTCTGATAGTTAAAAGGTTATCCGCTCTATGATCTGTAACAGAATATCCTCTCGATCGGAGCATTAGCTTTAGCCAGAATAATACATTTCTTCGGAAAGATCCGATTGTCTTTCCACACATAGCAAAATTCTGTCCAATAAATGTGTTCATAGCCCACATAACAAAGGATAAGGACATGCTTATGGTCTTTCCTGAACGGATTGCCCCGTCTGCTATGATCCCATCCATATCATGTACAGGAGAACTTTTACACCACCAGGTAAGGACCTGCTTCTGTTTCTTTGAGAATGAAGAAAAATGAAATGTCTGGCCATTTTGTTTCACTGACCGGTTCTGTTTCATTTTATTCAAGCGTTCTCTCAGCTTAACTATCTTTTCATGCATCCACATCACCCCAAATAGATTCTGCTGATGCATTCATAGCATCTAGGAAGCCATCATCCTCATTGTTTTCGCTTTGACCATCCTGTTTCAAAAGCTCGAATTCAAATCGCATAGTTTCAAGTTCCAGACGAGCATCATCATACCCAAACTTATGAAGCATTTCTATTGCTTTCTGCTGCCTTGCCTGCACTCTGGTTAAAGCATCCTCTATTGTCTGAATCTGTCCAAGGATCCCCTCGTATTTCTTTAATTCTGTTGGTTTTCCTTTTTCTATACCGGAACTATATTCTGTTACTGACATTCCAGCAGGGATAATCTCTCCATCAGGTCCTGTTTCTGGTTCTTTTTCTTCCAGCCGGCGTAACATCTCAATTCTTTTCAGCATCCGTCGCTCTCTGACTGTAAGAAGTCTGATTTCCTGAAGAAGGAGCTGTTCTTTATCTAGCTGGACCATAGCAATCAGTTGTTGTTCTTCTGGATTTAGAGTATCAAAAAAGAGAGTTTCAAACTCTCCTGTCTTGACTGCATTCTTATTTCGTTGTGGAGCGCCATGTCCTTCTGCATTTTTGTTATCTGGTTGGCCTCCTTTTCTTTTTGCAACGTTGCATTTTTCTTTTGCAACGTTGCAATCCCAATTGTATCTGTTCTTCCAGCTTCGGACTGTTCCTTCTGGGATTCCCAGTTGGTTGGCAATGTCTATTAATTTCAGGCCTTTATCATATAATGCCTTGGCCTGTGCTACTCTCTGATCTGGTGCTCTTGCCAAGCCTCACCACCTCTCATTCGTTTGTTTTTAAGTATAGAAAAAGCAGCTCACTTATAGCTGCTTTTTACTTTTTTATTTTATATAGTACGTGCTTCATAAAAAACTAAGTATTCGTCACCTACAGGATTTTCATTAGTATCACAAGATTGTGCGAAACTCCATTCTAGCAAAATAGATTTCCCCTGAAATAATTCATCTCTAAATAATTTTCGTATTTCTGGAACATGTTTGTATAATTCATTCTGCTCATATTCACTCAAAAACGTATCATTTCCAATTATTTTTTTTGAATTTCCATAAATATCTGCAATTATTGTTACTTCACGATCCGAATAAGTAACTAAATTCCACAAATCCTTTTTAACAGCTTCAATAATAACACTGTCCATTCGTACTTCAAGTGTTCCGCTTTTATTCGCAATAAAGTATGGATAGTATATCACCATACCATTATCTTTCATATCTAAAATTAACTGATCAGCAAATTTCTTGGAGTCACTTGCATTTTTCCCTATTGAACGAGGTAAGTTTAGATCATCTCCTCTATATACTGCACTTCTAATTGTCCATAAAAAGTCTTTGCTGAGTTCCTCATGTCCAGTATACTGTTTCCAAGGAATAGATGGTAAACTCATATCGTTTAATTCTAAAAATCCCATTAATTTATTCATATGTTCTATCTCTCATTTACATAAACTTATTTCCCGAAAATTTCTCATATGTCGAAATTGCATAGGAATCCATCATACCAGCTATATAATCACAAATCAACCTTTTTTGCAGTTTTTCTGTATCTTCTTTTTTTAAATCTGGATATTGTGAGATTAAATCTTTTGCTCTATATTCCGGCGGTAAATACAATGTATTTTCTTGATATAAATCTGTCAAAAAAGTAATTACCTTTTTTCTCATAATGATATACTTCATCATTATGATTAATACATTTGAAAACGATATCTTTTAATCCATGAATTAATTCGCTATACTTCAGAAATCCAAGTTCTTCAGCCTGTGTAGTATTAGTTTTCTTTTTCATTTCATCTGTTACGGGTACTAATCCAATATCATTTAATGCTAAATTAATTAACCTTGAAGCTAATTCTTGTCTAAACAGTTTGGAATATTGCGTTGAATCTAATTTATTGATGCCATATCCAGCTTTTTCTTGAGCTTTTTTTACATTCTCTTCAAATTTTTTATACGAATCACTTTCTCCATATTCAGCCTTATAATCATGTAGTATTTCATCGATTGTAAACGCTTTCACTCTTAGTCCATCTTCTAAATCATGTGCCGCATAAGCAATTTCATCTGCAATATCTACAATTTGGACATCCAGCGTTCTTATTTTAACTTTATTTTCTTCAATAAATTTGTTTAGCAATTCATAATCGTCATCATAAATGAATTTCTGACCTTTTCCATCTTCTTTATATTTATCAAAATCAAATTTATTAAAATATTTCACAACGCTTAACATACTTCTATACGTTAAGTTTAGACCTCTGAAATCCGGTCTTTTTTTCTCAATACTGGTAAGAATTCTCAATGTTTGTGCATTTCCCTCAAATCCACCTATATCACTAAATATTTCGTTGAGAAATCTTTCTCCTGCATGTCCAAATGGAGGATTCCCTAAATCATGTGCTAATGCTCCCGCTTCGACAATATAACTTTCTCCCTGTTCATATTGAATCGTGCCCGCAATAGAACGTGCTATTTGTGCAACTTCTAAACTATGAGTTAATCTATTTCTAAAAAATTGATCATTTTTAATCCCTAAAAGTTGCATTTTCCCTTGTAATCTTCTAAAAGAAGATGAGTACATGATTCGTGCATAATCCCTTTGAAATGGACCATCTGGACGATATCTAGCTTCTTCATCATGAACATACGATTCCATATAATCTGTTTTCATAGGATTTAAAAAATTCCTTTTTATTTTATCTCTTGCGATTTCAAGTGGACTTTTAGTCATTTCATTTTCCATATTGCTTCCTCCAACATACATTTTCTTTTATAATACTACAAAACGCCCCGTATTTCTACAGGACGTTAAAAAAATGTGTATTGGAGATTCTACTGAATTCATCCGTCTGAGTTCAGTTTACACTATAACATATGAAATCGTAACATATGTAACAATCGTAACAAACTTTAATTTTTTTCAAAAAATCTTTGGAATTCCATCTTTACACTGCCTTCCGTGGCTTTTCTTCCCATCTTTCTAGCTACCTGCTGCCAGGTCAGTTCTTCAAATACCTTGTATTTTATGATTCTCTGCATTCTGGGTGGAATCGTATTTAACCACTCTTCTACATTTGTCTTTAACTTCTCTGCTTGCACTCTTCTTTCTTCCAGCACCTTCTGCTGGTAACGCAGATGGCTGTCATCTTTAAATGAAAATGTTGTTCCCTGAACCTTGAAATGTTGTGGGTTGTAAGGAAATTCAGGGTTGCTTCCGGACACTTTTGTCTGTATCACTGTCTTTTTCTTTCTGTTTAGCTTCTTGATTTCCTCTTCTGTTTCTTTGATCAGCTCACAGGCATCTATGTACTGACTTAAGATATTCTTGTCCATCGGTATCGCTCCCCTTTCACAAATTCTTCAAATCTGTATCACATATTACTCACATTTTCTGGGTATAGTATTACCTGTACAGAGTAAAGAGTAATTGCAAAACTTTTTTCTTTTTCATACTTTTAGCCGGGAGCATATAGTTCCCGGCCTCCTTCTTTTTATGTATCATTTTGACATAAGTGCCAGTAATGGCAGAATAAACAGCAGAATCTGCATTTCTTTCCTCTGGTTTCGAATAACCAGTATCTTAAGCGTTTTCTCATTTCCTGTATTCCCTTCCTGTCTTTTGGTCTCTTAATCCGGTTATCTCCAGTCCCATACGGTATGCCATTGCCCGAAGGATACAATAGTCTTTATATATCTGTTCTGGCATATGTCCTGCTGCCCGGATTGCTTTACTAGCTGTTGGATCCGGATAACCTTCAGCGTTTCTTCCCATCATTCATCCCTCCGCATAATTTTAACAGCTGTTTCCTGCATACGTCCCATTCTGTCCAGATTATGTCTTTCCTTTTAATCGTTTCATCTACCATCATCACTCTGTATCTACGGTTTGCAAGGTGTCCCCCATAATAGGCATTTAATATCACGTGCGACTTACAGTTAAGTTTTTCTGATGCTTCTCTTAATGCTATTGCAGGTTCGATTACTTTTCCTGTTTTCATGTCTGTAATCTCATATAGGTTCATTTTTTCTCCTCATAGAATCTGCATTTACGGCATCTCTGTCTGGTTGTTACGAATCTTCCCTTAATCATATTCATGTTCGGGCATGTCGGAAGGACGTATACTGCAAGCTGACCGATCTGTCCGGTACTGTGTTTACAGGTCTTTGCTCTGTCATCATTCATCTTGTGTGCCTCCTTAGATATATTCTTCGATCAGCCGGCGGATAACTTCCACCATCTCTTTCTTGGTAATGCCGTTGTGTGTTTCCCATCCACTTACGTCCTGAATAGCTGTAAGCTTGTCCTCTACTTCTGTTTCCTCGTTATGAATGTTTTTAAATATTGCTGTTGCTTTTCCTATGTTCATTTTTCATCCTCCAGGTAATTCTTTCCAAACATCTTTACAAATTGTTCTCTGCTGCCGCATTTGGTTTCGAAGGCTCTCTGGCCGATCCGTTGCAGGGTGTATCTGACTTCTTTGTTCTTATGTGCAGATACATCTGAGATTCTGTGGCATTCCGGACAAAGATATACGGTCAAGCCATATTGCTCAGAATAGTTACGGTTTGCGCTTCCGTAGATGTGATGGCGCTCTGTATAGCCGGTTTCACCACATATGAAGCACTGTCCTTTTGCGTCTCTGTCTATGATGCTTTTATGGTATTTTTTTCGTTTCTTTTTGATGATTCCTTTTGGAAACAGTAATCCTTCCTGATTCATCTGGTGTACCTCCGTGATGTTCTGATCTGAATATTTCTATCCTGGATATTCCGGTTAAAGTCTTCTACTGCTTTGATGGTTTCCTGTTTCTTCTGTTCTGTCAGTCCTCCCCAGGGCTTTCCGATGAAATCATGGTAGCGTCTATCACTGTAGAGCATCCCTTCTGGCGGATTCCAACCGACTTTTTTATTAAACAATTTCTTTTTCTGTCTGAGGTTCATGGTTCTCCTTTCTGGTATCATTCTCCTAGTCCTGGTACGGACTATCAGGGCATTCAAGACATCTGCAAATGATTTCCCCATTTCCGTCTCTGTAGTAATCGCCTCCGTATTCGCTGCATTTATCGCAAGGATCTTCGTCCTCTACAAGGATTTCTCTCTGGTCACAGAATCCGTTATCATTACCGATACAGGTTTTACAGTTTTTCTCCATCTTTGTCTCCTTTCCCCTTCCTGCGATCTGACAGGCTCACGCAGGAAGGATGTATCTATGTGAATTTTAAGGCACCCTTAATCTTCCAAGAGTCTTCCGTTATGGTCTACTTTTTCATTCAGCCATCTTTCCCAGAAGGCAGGGGCCAGAAGCATGTTATAGGTCTTGTTCGCAAATGATCTCATCGCTTTTGCAAGATACTCGGCGGTACCATATGCTGTTAAGGAATCCATGTAGGTTTTTCTGGTTATCGGGCTTTCTTCCGGCTGTTCTGATTGCGCCGGCGCAATTTCTGGTTCCGGGCGAACATCCTGTTCGGTTACTGGTTCTGGCATATATTCCGGATGATTCTGGATGTTATCCTGTCCAGGAATCTGTGTGTCAGGCTCTAGCTGTGCTGTTTCTTGACATTTTTCGATATTTTCTGATTCGGATTTTGGTGTCTGAGAATCGGGTTCCGGCGATGTACTTTCTGTGCGCAGTTCTTCTTTTTCTTCAACTGCTGTTTCTTGACTTTTATCCACAGAGTTGTCCACTTTTTCCACTTGATCCGGCTTTTTCTTTTCTGGTTTCTTTGCTTTCTGGACCCTGGCAGGTTTTTTCTCTGGTTTATCTTCCAGATGTTCTTTTTCCGGAAGTTTTTCTCCATACTGTTTTTCCCACGATTCTTTTGCATTTTTTGTAAAATCCATGAGATTTCTTAATGCTCTCTCCAGCTGCTGCCAGATAAAATCCTCTTTTTCCTGTGACCTGACATTGATCAGTCTTATTTCCTGTTCTGATAATTTCAATGACAGAAGCATGCGTCCTATTCCAGGAATACGCAGGGAATATATCTTTTCTTCATTCGGGGCAAGGATCTCTGCTGCTCCCTGACTGTCATCGATCTCAAGGGCTTCAAACAGTTCTATATACGTTTCAGGATAGTCTTTCCCCAGCTGGTAGACTGTTTTTTCCAGGATTGACGGAAGTTCTTCCTGTTTCTGGTCGGTCTCTTCCATCATCACCTCCAGATCGGTGATCATATTCTCTTCTTTTATCTCAGAATTTAAGGTTCTTACATCTTCTTTCGAAAAGCTTTCCGTGATCTCCTCGCTTATGATATCTGGAAGTGTCAGCATCTCCATCAGGATCGTCTTTCCTATGCCGGTGTATTTTTCCTGCAGTCTCCTTGAATAGCCGTTCTCTGAGTATTTATCATTCAGCTGTATGTATCTTGTTGTCTGGTCAGGGCGGAGTCCGTATTCTTCCCTAGCAAATTCTCCCATAGTGCTGTACCCGGATTCCTGAAGGACTCCAGTATCCCTTGCGATTTTTAACTGGTATCCCAGTTCTACTGCACCCTGTGCCATTGTCATTGCGCCGGTGCGTATCTTCTCAACAGCAAGGTCTGTATCTCTTTTAAATCCCTGATAGTCTTTTACTATATTCTCCACTTATACTGCCTCCATAAAATCTTCTTCCAGTTTCTTCAGGACGAATGTGTTCTGGTTTTCCTGAAGTTCTTTTATATTCTGTTCCCTTAAGGCTGCGCTCTTTGCCGCGTGCGCCCTGTCTTCTTTTGTAAGTCTCTTTTTTATCTCTTTCTGCCAGAGTTTCAGAAAATCCCTTATCTCCTCGATTCCCGGTTCTTCATCATAATAGGAGCGATTCTGTCGGATCGTTCCTCCCGGTTCAAACTCGATGGTATAGAACGGGATATCCGGTTCCTTCTCCCTTCTAAGGAATCCGATAAATGTTTCCCTGTTCTCGATCCGGTTGAAGTACCTTTCGGAGCTTCCGGCACAATGATGCAGGGCATATCCTTCCCTTACGATCTCTACCGGGCTTTCCGGCATGATCATCCGGTACCCGTCTGCGGCAAATTCATACTTTTCTTTTACTTCTTTCATTACCGCAGAAGCTCCCGAGAATTTTTCTTCCATCTTTTCAGCTTCCTGCTGCCTCAATTTCGGATCAGTATTCATTCTTTTTACGATATCGAGTTTCTGACCATCTGTTACCAGTTCGTCATGTCTCTGTTTTAAGTTCTTTGGTTTATAAAACAATTCCTCATCAAGGCTCTTATTCTGCGCCTGGCACATGCTCAGATAGTCTGCCCACTGTTCCAGCACCCTTTTAGGTGTTTTATATCCCTGTTCCGTCTGCTTTCTTACGTAATTAACAATCTGTTCGATACTCATTTTGTCTGGAATCCCACCCGGCAGTGTTTCTATCTTATCAGTATTGATCCCGCATTCTTCCAGATAATCCATACTCTTTTTGGATATCTTGCAGTTGTGTGTCTCTGAGTATCTCAGCCACTCTAATTTCAAACAGCCTCCGTTTTCTTCCCTGAGACGGTTGATCTTCTGTTTATCTGACAGTCCCATGACTTCTTCTATGCTGTTTCCATCTATCTGCAGGTATCCGCTATAGGAACCGTTGTATGCCCAACAGTGCCCTGTCGTTTCCTGAAGCAGTCTGTAAAAACGTCCTTTTGCCAGATATTCCATCATCATTCCAAGTCCTTTATTACGGCATCCTGCTGCCATTGCGGCATTGTAATCAGCTTTCATTTCCTTCTTTGACATTTCTACAAAGGCATTGGTCATGCTTTCATACATGGTCCCTTTTAATGCTTCCGGGATTCCTTCCGGATATAAGAAGCATCCATCTATCCGTTTATTTCTCGGATTACTTGTATACCAGTTGCTTCTGACCAGTCCCGTATACCATTCTTCAACAGCTCCATCCTGGTTATAAAAAATCATATATCCTGGCTTCACATTCCCTTTGTTATACAAAAGGATGCGGACTCCTTCGTCCAGATAGATCCCGTGTCCACTTATGTGGTGTTCGATCTCTATCCTGTAATGTCTGGCTACGCCATATTCCGGTGTCACCCTTTCCAGCCTGCATACCCTTGCTTTTGTCCAGATGTGACGGGTTCTCTTTTTTATGACTGCCTTCTGTCCGCATTCAGGGCATTTTCTTATCTCTCCCTGTTTTGGTCTGTCCAGAGCTTTTTCCGGTACCTGAGATCCGCAGTTGCTACATCCATATGTCCTGTTTTCTTTGTCCAAGAAAAGATACTTTTCCCTGCTGCCTATCTTGTATACCCAGTCTCTGAATGTCTCATCTTCTTTTGGGATCCCGTCCATAAGTTTGTCTATCCTGCGGTATTTGTTATCTAATGCCCGGACGCGCTTCTCTTTATCATAATCTTCTTCCATATCCTGAATTGCTGTCATGATATTTCTGTCTGCGCATTCTGGCAGGAGAGCCTTTTTCGCAAGCTCTTCATCTTCTTTCGTATCCCACTGGAAATCCCCTAATATCCTCGGGCTGTAAAGACTTTCGTACATGGGGTCATATCCCATGATCCGCAGCAACTTATAGGAATGCCAGTGTCCCAGTTCTGATACATAAGCATGTTCTCCCGTTTCTGTATCCAGAACATACCGCCCGATATATGTATTTTTCCGGAATAGATCCAATATCAGATACTCTTTTTCTATCTGGACTTTCCCTGCAATCTTTTTGTTTTTGTGTTTCGGTACCGGTACCGCTGTCTTTTCGATCAATCTGCGTTTCACTATTCTTTCCTCCGTATCTCTCCGGAATCCAAAAAATATGTCCCATCTTTTTCTGCCCAAAATACCCTGGCGCATATGATATTCCTGTCTTCATCTTCCTGTATCAGCCCGCCGACTGCTCCCGTCTTCAGACGGACTTTCGGGTGTCTGCCTCTCGCAATCGCGATCTCATCTTTTTGTGCCAGCGCAATTTCCGGTTTTATCTGCAGGTGTCCGGCTTCCCTCTGCCATTCCATCTTAGGGTTCTGTATCATATACCTCATAGACATCCCGGCAAAAGCTTTCAGGTCCAGTTCTCTCAGCAAGGTGATCTCTGTACAGCAGCATCGGAAATCCTGTTCTTCGTTTATGTCTCCTGCTGCCTCGACCAGGAAATAACGGTTTCCAGAGCCAAGCGGAAAATATCCCAGGCAGTCCGGTGCGTACTCTACGAAATGCCATCCGTTACGGTATACTTTGCACCCATCTTCTTTGTAGGTTTTTCCCGCTTCCAGTTTCACGCCTGAACCGTATGAAGTGGTCAGGTCTTTATCAAATCCTTTTACTCCAAGCATACTTACGCCTCCAGATAATATTCTTTTGCAATCCTGCGCACATCCGCTTTTGTTTCCCCGCCTTCATATACTGGACCTTTCATCTTTTCTTTCCTTCCGTCCATGCGGAACTCTGCCAGTTTTACGATCGCATCCGGTACCTGAACTGCGCACTCGCTCGAAAAGGTGAGAATCCTCGCCAGACATTCTGTTAATGTCTTTTCCTTTTTTCTGACTGCAAGGCACAGTTCTTCGTTTTTATCCAACAATGTCAGGATGGTGTCTTTCTGGTCAAGCTGGTGTCCTCTTATTCCAAGTTCTTTAGCTTCTCCTTCAAGTTTCGCAAGTGCTGCCATATACGGGGTTGCAAGGGTATCCACGATACCATCCATGTAATCTTCTGCGTCCTCTTTTTCAAGACCATTTTCTACAGCCAGGGTGATCAGGGCTTCCAGATCACCTTCCTGTCTCTCCGCTGCTGCCGTACGGATAAATTCCTCATAATCCATTTCTCCAAACTTCTCAAACATTATGTTCTCCTCTCACGTTTTCATATTTGCATTTTGAATCGCACTGCATGGTTGCTTAACAGCTTGTCCGCCTGCTGCCAGAGGTCTGCATTGCGTAATTCCTTCTTGTCTTTTCTGGTCCATCCGTTTTCTTTCCATTCCGGAAGGCTGCGGTATCCGTTCTGAAGGTACCCACTGGTTGTGTGGATTGTGACCATGGATGGTCTATGTATTCTCTGCAAGGCATCCACCAGGCATTGCAGAGCCATTCGGTTTACTGTTGTGTTTTCTACATACGCTGATCCGCTGATAGGATTCCCAGGACCTTTAGGGAAATCCTTGCTGGCAATTATGTACAGGTATTTACCTTTCTTTACTTTTGCACCTTTTTCTCTGACAAGAATGGAAACATCTACTCTTGCCATCCTGGGTTCTCCCATCTTTAAATCCTCCTGTCTATCTTTACAAGTGTGTAATGACGGTATGCGTAACCGGTAATCGGGTTGATTCCCATCCGTACAGAATCTTTGTCTATGTAATATCCTTTTGGTACTGCAGGATAGATCAGTTGTCCCTGCTTGTCCACCAGGCTCCGGCGTTTGACTTCTTTTCTCTTTGGATCTTTTCTGATCAGGTTTCTGGATGGGTGGTAATCCTTTGCTTTTTCCGGTTCCCACTCCTTTTTAGGTGTTGCTATATAGTTTGCAAGTTTTCCGTCATTGACTTCGTATACGATTTCTGGGTATGCTTTCCCATACTTCCACAATCCTACAATCATTTTGTCGGTGCGATTATCTTTATCTGAAGATTCTGCATTTACCAGAAAATGTATGTGAACAGCTCCTCTTTCTCCGATCTGGGGACGATAGATGTATTTCAGTTCCCATCCTCTTTTTTTGTATTCCCTCCGGAGTTTCCGTATGAAGTCTGCCATGATCTTCATCATCTCTTCCCATTCCGGTCTTTCATCTTTTCTGAATGTCAGGGTGTACCAGTAATCCCCTGGTGAGAAATTCCATTTAATCAATCGGCGGAGGTCTCTTTCCTTTTTCCACTGGTTTCTTTTCTCTATATCTTCGGGGGTTGCCTTTTTCTTTTCCTGTCTCTTCTGTCCCCTGGCTCCATACCTCCCGGTATGCTTTTCCTCTATCTCCATGGTCTCTCCACAGTCCCATGTATCCCTTATGTATCCACACTTCATGTCTCACCTCAGGTCGTAAGTCTAATACTTCTAATCGAGTTTCTAAGAGGCTTTCCGCCCCCTGAAAAAGAGTTAAAAATATAGCAGGTTTTTCCTGCTTAAATCTTGACTTTCTGACACCTGGGTGTTATATTTTTTATAGGTTTTATTATCCAAGTGGCAGAAAGTCACCCCGGCTCATGTATTTGCATTACATGAGTCTTTTTTTTATTCAATATGTTCGATCGGTCCATACAGGCATTCCATTTCTTTTGCTTTTCTGGTTGCTTCTTCCAGAGTGCCTATATAACTTGCAAGGTTTCCGGCTTTAAATCGAACAATACGGATGATTCTCTGTTCGTTTGAGGGAGTTTTTACGGACTTCTGAGTTTTTCTGGAAATTCGTTCTACTTCTCTCTTCCTCTCTTCTTCTGTCATTTCTACTCCCATTCTCTATTAATCTGGCTTACCGCCCAGAATGCTGCCATCCCGAAGCAGACGTTTAACCAGATCGGGATGTCCACATATTTCCCTGCAAGGATGCAGAGGGCTATGATTATGTACTGTTTCATTTACTTCTCCTCTCGGATCATCTTCATAAATTCTTCATCAGGTAACTGTGCTTCTTTGTAAAGGATTCTCAGTTCCCGGAGAGTGAAGAACTCCGGAGCTTTAAGTCTGTTACAGTCTGTCGCATCACTGTATCCCATTAATTTACAGATCTGGGCTTTACTCTTTCCAGCTCTGAAAAAGTGATAAAATCTTTTTGCGGCTTCATTGAGTGGAGCATCTCGATTTAATTTTATTTTTGGCATTGTTTATCTCACCTTCTTTCTGGGTATCTCCATTGACTTTTCTTTGCTTCTCTCCTATTTATGCAATCATTCCGAAATCAATCATTATCTTGGCCAGTGCGCAAATTATCCATGCGATTAGTACTGGCCAGAATAATTTCATGCAAATTTTTAATATCTTTTCCTCTATCTGTCTCACCTCTTTCTGGGTATCTAAATTATTGACTTTTCCTTGTTGTTCTCCTATTCTTGTATTACAGGGTAGTGACGTACCCGAGTGTCTAAGAAAGGAGAAAACGTATATGCAAAAGGCTCATTATGTAACTGGTTTTTGTCCAAAAGAAAACAAGAATATTCAGCTTGCAGTTACCTATATTTTTAATATGGATTCCTGGGAAAAAGGTATCAGCGAATTACCTTGTATTTCTCCATGTGAAAACGGATGTCCTATTCTTGCTTCTGCTCCCAATGAATTAAAGAGCATTTAAATCCAGTTCTATTCCACACTCCCTGCAAAGCTCTATCATTTTTTCTTTCGGAACTACGTCCAATAATTTTCCAATCGGAAGATACTGATTGTGGAATGGCTCTGGCAATGCAGGGAGCATTTTTGCATCTAAAGTAACATTTGTCGCCTTTAGATCAATCTGTAAAGTTGGAAGTCCTGCATTTTCTTTATAGCTCTGAGAAAATCTTATTCCTGCAACTCCTTCCAATTCTTTTCCATCAACCAGAACTTTCGTGTTCATGATTCCATCTGTTTTGATCACAATCTGAGGATTTCTCATTTCTCTTTTACCTCTCTTTCTGAGTATTTTCATTGACTAATGTCGGAACATCCCTCGTCTTAAAAAAAGCTAAACTTATAATTTAAAAAGCTTCTTTGCTACGAAGCGGGTACATTCTTCCAAATCCTGATTATCCGGAAGTTTGTATCCGCATTTTTCGATATAATAGATAAGTGCTGCGCAAGAAATGCTTCGAGTCAGCCACCCTACGGCACATATTGCTGTTGATGCAATCAAAACCACTGTTATCATTTTTTCACCTCTTTCTGGGTATCTAAATTATTTAGTTGAGTTTTTCTCAACTTTATGAGTAAAAAAATAAGAGTGTATGTCAGAAAAAGGAATGTCAAGTGCTACTATTGCACTTTCCATTTCGTCCTGTCCCCAATCCACCACATTATTCAATTTATTGCTAACAGATACCTCTGAAAGCCCAATATTTCTTGAAAATTCAGCCTGTGTGCCGAATTTTTCTCTTATACGCCCACGCAATTTTCTGTAATCGTAAGACATTTTATTCCACCTCCTATGTTGAGATTATCTCAACTATCTGTATAATAACACTGCTCTATGCAGATGTCAATGAGATTTTTAAGTTTTTCTCAATTTTCATAAATAATCATTGATATTTTCTCAACTTTGATTTATAATCCTATTAAAGAAATCTTTAAGGAGGACTTGCTTTGAATAAGGTTGATATAAAAGAAAGGATAAAACAAGGTTTAAAAATCCGAGAAATCACTCAAACTCAATTGGCTACTAAAGCCAATATTGATAAGGGTCAGCTCAGCTCATATATATCAGGAAAATATAAACCCCGTCAGAATAATATAGATGCTCTTGCTAAAGCATTAAATGTCAATGAGGCATGGCTCATGGGCTTTGATGTTCCTATGGAAAGAGTTTCTGGAAAGACTGAATCCAAGCAGGGACCTTCCTATTCTTCTCAATGTAAAGAAATCATAGAGGTATGTGAACAGTTATCAGCTCACAACCAGAGAAAGGTTCTTACCTATTCCAAGAATCTCCTCTCCACCCAGCAGATGGAGGATGATCTGCTGCCAAACGCTGCACATGAGATGAATCCAACTGAGGAGCAAAAGAAACATGCTGATGATGTTATGAAAGATGATAAAGAATGGATCTAAATCATTCTTAAATAAAATATACCTATATTTTTCAGCAATGAATACTTGACAAAGTCTTTGCATATGCTATAATGTCACTAATTAGTGAATGACTGCTGGGCGGTCGCGGAAGAGCTTTGGGATTGTATTCCAAAGCTCTTTTTGCATTATTTTGGAGGATATTTATGGATAAAGATACTATTCTCTACGCAACAGTAGATGAACAGATTGAAAAATTAAAAAAACAAGGATTGATTATTAGTAACCTCGATTTTGCCCGTTCTGAACTTGCATTATATGGCTATTCAAATTTAATTAAAAGTTATCGTGATCCTTACACGATTATGTCTGAAGAATGTTCAAAAAAATATCGATCAGGTGTTACTTTTGAACAGATTCAATCTTTATATATACTGGACAAAAATCTTAGAAATGCAGTTATGGCTTCTATGCTTGACTTAGAAGAATACGTTAAAGAAGCAGCTGCTGATGTTATCGCTTATAAATATGGCACAAATCAAAACGATTACCTTCAATACCGTAATTATGTTAACAAAAAGAAAAGGAAGCAACGTTTCACTTTGCCTGCAATCCTTGATACATTGAAAAAAACTTTAAATACTGACAAGAATCCTATTGCCCATTACTCTCAAAAATATGGCGTCGTACCGCCTTGGATTCTATTTAAAAGTGTGTATTTTAGCACTATTGTAAATTTTATAAATTTATTTAAACATGAAGAGCAACTTGCCCTTGCACAGAAAATGTATGACGCCAATACTCTTGGCATTCCTGATACTGCACTTATTCCCTTAATGATGGACACCTTGTTTATCTGTATTGAATACCGAAATTTGTCAGCACATGGCGGGCGAGTATATAATCATGAATGCAGTAGCAGACTACGTCCTCCTGCCGAAGCGAACAATCTTCGTGGTTTTAGCCAGTTACTATTTCTATTAAATATGTTGAGATATCAACAACCATTTGAGAATTTAAGCGAAGCTCTAAATCTGCAGCTAAGTCGACACTGTTCTATGTATCCTGAAGATATAACTTACCTTGGGCAAATATTAAACATAAATATAATTCAGCGAACTCCCGTTTGGATTTCGGCCAAAAGTAGTAAGTATCATATAGATCAGCATTGTTGCGGTATAAAAAAGCCTATTGAGTTGGAACTTTCCGATGCTCAAAAACAGGGATTTCAACCTTGTAAAAAATGCTGTCATAAAGATGCTTAACTATTTTACATAAACTTTTTACTATAAATTCGTAAAGGGGCGATTCTATTGACCTACGAAGAACTATTAACTTTATCCGATTCTGAGAATTTGATTGTTAAAGAAAAGGAGCTTTCTGGTTATGGCGGCCGGATATACAAGAACAGAATTGCCATTAATCGGTCACTTCCTACTCAGATAGAAAAGTCCTGCGTACTGGCAGAAGAGCTTGGGCATCATTACACTACTACTGGAGATATTTTGGATCAGAGTAATATCATGAACCGTAAGCAGGAATACCGGGCACGATTATATGGTTATAATCTTAAGATCGGGCTTACCGGTCTGATCGGAGCCTATGAGTCCGGTTGCAGGAATTTTTATGAGATGGCTGAGTGTCTGGATGCTACAGAAGAATATTTAAAAGAAGCTATTGATTGCTATAAATCAAAGTATGGATTATGTGTATCTGTGGATAATTACATAATTTATTTTGAACCATTTGCAGTAATACATCTGATTGCTCCGCCAGATTGATTCTTTTTAGTAATTTGATATACATTTAAGAAAGAAGAAATGTTTGATTATGAGTTCTAAACATTCAAAAAATGATGGTAGTTGCTTGGGATATTTTATCATTATTGCTTTTGTATACTATGTCTACGACAAATATGGCATTAGCATCTTAAATTTTTTAAAAAAATCAGCAAAAATTATTTTCATAATTATTCTGATTTGGTTTACGCTTTTTATACTATATAAAATTATTAAGATAATTTATAATTACATATCCCACAAAAAGAATACTCCTCCGGAGAGTATAGCTTTAAATACCTGCGATTCAATATCAGAAAAGAAGGAAGTTTTTACTCCTATTCAGAATAATCCATCGGACTTTTTATTTCCAACAGTTCCTCCTGAATTATTGTCAGATGAATTAGATTTTTACTTCACAGAAGCAGCTTATTCTGTATTAAAAAAAGAAAAGGCATCTGTTGGTATGATACAAAGATCATGTAAAATAGGATTTAATCGTGCCGAAAAAATATTAAATCAACTTGAAATCGCTGGAATTGTTGGACCCGAAATCGGAACTCAGCCTCGCCAAGTTTTAATGTCATATAAGGAATTTCAAAAGGCCTTAAATAATGGTTTATTTGCAAAATTATGTATCCCTGACAATTTAAAAACATGTCTATCAACGTTCGAATCACCTGTAGTTGCTTCAAATGATAAGCGTTTTAAATATTACAATGATAAATTTGATTATATGAATGGATACGATTTTGAAGAATATTGCGCTCATTTATTACATGATGTTGGTTTTTCAGATATAACTATAACTCCTGCTAGCAATGATTTCGGTGTAGATATCCTAGCTAAATATAACGGGGTTCTATACGCATTTCAATGCAAGCGTTATTCATCAAATGTCGGTGTTCATGCCGTGCATGAAATAACCGGCGGAATGAATTACTACCACGCAAAAGTAGGTGTTGTTATTACAAATCAATATTATACTAATCAAGCGCAAGAATTGGCTACTGAAATAGGTATTCAGTTATGGGATAGAGATTTCTTGCAAAAATTAATAGATGGATCCATTAATGGTTCTGACCTGATTTCTTTAATATTCGCTTCAAAAAGATCTTTTTAATATAAAAACCGCCCCAGTATTGGCGTACTGAGACGGTGAATAGAATCTCCGAAGAGATACCTCTTAAGCAAAGATATTGTATCATCTTCGGAGCAGTTACACAAGCCGAACGTTTGTGTGGCTGTTATTTTTATACCCATTTTTAAGGAGGAGATACTATGGCAACTGCAAAAAAACTTCCATCTGGGTCATGGAGATGTCAGGTGTTCTCTCATTTTGAGGAACAGATCCAGCCTGACGGAACCGTGAAAAAGAAACGGATCTATAAGTCCTTCACTTGTGATGATCCTTCCACAAGAGGGAAACGAAAGTGCGAGGCAGAAGCCGCTGCATGGGCGGCGGACAAAGAACAGTTTTCGGGTATACAATCAATAGACTTCGGGGATGCAATGGATAACTATATTAATTCCAGAGAAAATGTATTGTCACCAAGGACCATATCTGAATACAGAAAGATGCGTAAAAGATATTGTAAAGATTTAATGAAGAAGAAAATAGACCTGATCACGCAGGATGATGTGCAGAAGGCAATAAATTATGAATCTCTTACCCATTCACCGAAAACAGTGAGGAATATTCATGGGCTTATATCGGCGACTTTCAAAGCATACCAGCCAGAATTTGCATTAAATACAGCCCTTCCGAAGAAGAAACGGGTTGATCTATATATTCCTACCGATAATGAAATAAAGCAACTCCTTGGCTTTGTCAAAGGAACTGAGATGGAGCTTCCTATCCTTCTCGCTGCATTCGGTCCCATGCGTCGTGGAGAAATCTGTGCATTGGAATCGGATGATATTTCCGGAAGTATCGTCCATGTAAATAAGAACATGGTTCTAAACCAGGATCTGGAATGGATCATTAAAACTCCCAAATCCTATGCCGGTGATAGATTTATTGACTTTCCTGATTTCGTTGCTAAAAAATGGCAGGGAATTCATGGCAGAATCGTGGGCCTTAATCCAGATGTTATAACCAAACGGTTTGAACATTGCCTGAAAGGTGCAGGTTTGCCGCACTTCCGCTTTCATGATCTGCGGCACCCGTATGTCAAGCCCACGACAAAAAATTTATAACTTTTTTTGCAGTTTTTCGGGCAGCTTCATAGCTGCCCATAGCTGTTTCAAATGGGTGTTCACGGTTATACTTCCTTTTCGGATTCCTTAGTTTCTAAGAAATCCTGTGTTGCATATTCAATCTCAATCCGATCTCCTGGAAAGACGTAAACTTTATTGATAAGCCGGTCAATCAGAGCTTTTGTCAGCATGTTGGCGTTTCCGACTTTCTGCACAATTTCCTGTTGTTTCAGCTTAATCTCATAATCACTTTTTATCTGCTTTGTCTGTGCAGTGATGACAGCATGAACATTTTTGGCTTGTACCAGTTCCGTGTCATAAACCGCTTTTCGTGTCCGATAGGTTTCCAAATCAATCTCTCCGAGTGCATACTGCTCATAAAGATACCGCTTGCTATCTTGAATAGAACGGAGTTTTTCTTCATGTTCGGTCTGCTGGACTGTCTGCAAATCCAATTTATCCTTATTGCTATCAATTCCCAATGCCGGACACATTTGAGCCCGAATTGTTTCAAATACAACCTGCTCCAGATCTGCCATCTTTATGCGCACACCATGACAAGGAAGCGTTTCAGCCACCTCGGAATGACGGCAATAAAACCACGCACCATTTCGTAGAGACATTGCATGATCGCAGCATCCGCAGAATACCTTACCACGGAGCAGATAATCACGCGGCTTTTTATTTGACAGAGAGAAACGCTTAATTGAAGCATTGGCTCTCTCAAATAGATCCACACTTACAATAGCCGGATGATGGTTCGGGATTTTGAACCACTCACTTTCATCCTTTAACTGTGTATGTCGGCTGCCAATCTCTTTTACCTTTCTCTTGCCAATTACATAGGTACCGATATATCTTTGATCTTCTAAAATACGCAGAACCGTTGATGTACTCCAAACGCCGTTTGTTCGGGAAACATTGTAATAGGCCTTGCCTTTAAGTTTGCGATATTCCCCAGGGGTGGGGATATTCATGGCATACAATTTTCTTGTGATCTCGGCTGCGGTGTTGCCTTCAGACGCCCATTGAAATATCATCTGCACATTCGGGGCAACATCCTCGTCCGGTTCCATACGTCCGTCTGCACTCTTGCGATAGCCGTAAGGACAGATGACACTCTGATATTCCCCACGACGCATCTTTGCGTATTTTGCACTTTTGGTTTTCATGGACATATCCCGGCTATACCACTCGCTGATAAGATACTTGAAAGCAATATCAATCCCTCCGGTATCACCTTTGAAATTAGCTGTGTCAAAATCATCACTGACGGAAATAAAACGGGTGTGATAAAGAGGAAATACCCGCTCAATAAAATAGCCGGTTTCAATGCTGTTACGTCCAAATCGGGAAAGGTCTTTTACAATAATACAGTTGATTTTTCCGGCCTGAACCATTGTTAAAAGTTCCTGCACCGCCGGACGCTCAAAGTTTGTCCCCGTATGACCGTTGTCAATAAATTCCAAAATCTCGCTGTCATCCCATTCCGGCAGAGACATAGCTTTTTCACGAAGAATCAGTTTTTGATTTGGTATGCTCAAACTTTCAGTTTTGAAATCTTCCACAGAAAGACGGATATAAAGGGCAATCACATAGTTGCGCACGGTTCCACCGCCTTTCCCTGAAATTCATTTTTGAAACGGAAGGTCACATGAATATTCCGCTCGTGGTCTATCTCAATTCGTTCAATGAGCCGTTCGATCAGTTCTACAGTCAGTACGTGATCCTGTGCCAGTGTTTTTGCATCCTTTTCCATTGCACGGTATCTGGCAAGCTGGTTGTCCAGAGAGTCCATAGATTTTTCAAATACTTCAATCTCACCAGACAGAGCATTGATAGCATGTTCATAATCCGCTTTCAATTCAAAGTATTCGTCATTTGTCAAAATACCCTGCACAAAATTTTCATATAGGCCACGGATCAGCCGGCGTGTTTTTTCAATTTCCTGCCGTTTGGCCGACATCTGAATTTTCAGCTTATCTTTTTCCTGTTTTTGTCTTGTCTCCAACTGAAAGAGTGGCAGCGACATTCCCAGCGCAACTGTCAGCTCTTTTTCAAGAATAGCCGTAACAGTAGAAATCAGTTCTTTCTCTTGTATCATCGCACCTTTGCAGCTATCTTTTTCTACCCGGCTGTTTGTAAGGCAGTGGAACCAGTAAGTGTCGGGTCCTTTCCGGCGCTCGGCGCGTTGCCTGTGAAGGCTTCTGCCACAATCAGCACAGAACACTTTACCTTTGAAAATGTTTGGCGTGTAGGGACGTTTTGGAGTTGCTTTGCTTTCTTCACAGATCTGTTTTCTGTATTCCTGAACTGCATTAAACAACTCATGGCTGATGATCGGTTCATGGGTGCATTTTGCAATAATCAGATTATCTTCTCCAGCCTTGACCTGCTGATGATCTACAATCTTTGTTTTTCCTTGCACCAGATCGCCTGTATAAACTTCGCTTTCTAAGATTTTCATCACTGTGCGGGTCTGCCATTTGCCACTTCCGATCAGTCCCGGACTGGTAATCTCGCCAGTGGTCTTTTTATAATGGCTCGGTGCCGGAATTCCCATCTCATTTAGATTGCGGACAATCCGGTTCAGTGCCACATGCTCATGTGCCCATTCAAAAATCTGTTTTACCACAGGGGCAGTATTTTCATCAATCAGAAGTTTATGGCAATTATCCGGGTCTTTCCTGTAACCGTAAGGCGCCCGTGCACCAATATAGTCGCCATCTTTCATAGCCTGCCGCGCCTGTGCTTTGATTTTTCGTCCAATGTCCAGAGCATAGGCTTCATTGATCATATTTTTCAAAGGCAGCATGATACCACCATGAAGATTTCCGGAATCCGCTGTGTCAAACTGATCCGTAACAGCAATGAAGCGAACATTATGAGCATGGAAATACTGTTCGATATAATAACCTGTGTCAATAGAATTTCGCCCTAATCGGGAAAGATCCTTAACAATCACACAGTTAATGTGGCCTGCTTCAATATCAGATAGCATTTGCTGAAATCCAGGGCGGTGAAAATTTGTCCCTGTCGCTCCGTTGTCGATATAAGTATCATACACAACGAAGTCCGGTTTATCCGAAAGAAAGTCATTCAGTACCAGTTTTTGGTTTTCTACTGAGCAACCCCGCTTTTTGTTATCCTCCACAGAAAGACGGATATACAGAGCCACATGTACATACAAAGATGGTGCCGGCATAGGAGCTGCCGTCTGTTTTCTGCTTTTTCTTGCCATTTAGCTCACCATCCTTTCTTCATTTTTTGTAGCAATCTGTTCAGCCAAAGAGATTGCTTTCTGATATTCATCCTGGTAATTAAATTCAATATGCAGTTCATCTTTACCCATTACCCGTATGCTTCGGATAAGCTGCATGACTGCCCGGCGGTCAATATCCTCCATAGTAGAAAATTTCATAAAATGGTTGATCCAACGGTTTCGTTCGCTTCGGTTTTCCAATACATCTGTAAGTTTATCGTTCCATTCAGCGATTGCCTTTTGGAACAGTTCAATATCTGCATTGTATTTTCGCTTATAAGAGAGAAATTCTTCCTTTGTCAGAATTCCACTCACCAGATTTTCATAGAGTTTTGCCTTAAAGCCCTCGGTCTGTGCCACACGCTTTTCATTTACTCTGATCTGTGCGGCATATTCCTGCGCCAATTCCCGGTTGATCCGTTCCTGACTGATACTGGACAGCAGGGCATCCAGAGAAGCAACATTTTCAATATGTCCTTTCAAACTGTCCTGCACACATTCAATCAGATCCGACTCTTTCAGCATGACCGACGATGTGCAGCCATTCTTTTTGCCGGTCGGGCAGTAATAATAGTGATACTCTTTGTCTTTATAGCGGTTCGTCTTGCGGGTCATACGGCAGCCACAGCATCCGCAGATCAAAATACCGGAAAACAGGTAAACCTTATCCGATTTGGGAGAAGTCCTTGTGTCAATCCTGCGGAGCCGTTGCACCAGATCAAAATCGTGCTTTTGTATGATCGCTTCATGGGTTCCCTCCACACGAATCCATTCCGAAGAAGGTTTGTCCTCACGCTCTTTTAATTTGAAATGGGGCGTTGTCTGTTTGCCCTGGACCAGTGTTCCGGTGTAAGTTTCATCCTGCAAAATGCGGATGATTGTAGTTGCAGACCATTTGCAATCCTTTCGGTCTGTATAGCCACCTTTTGCATGAGGCATTCCGTGATTGCGCTTATACGCTAAAGGCGAAAGAATTCCTAATCGGTTCAGTTCATCCGCTATATGGGAAGCGCTGAATCCCTCCAGCCGTTTTCTGAAAATATCCCTCACAACATTAGCAGCATATTCGTCTACTTCCAAGCTCTTGTGTTTATCGCCGACTTTCACATAACCATAAATGGTAAAAGCACTTACAAAATCCCCGCTGCGCCGTTTTACTTCCAGGGCGCTCCGTGTCTTAACGGAAATATCCCGACAGTAAGCCTCATTCATAATGTTTTTGACAGAAACCGTGAGATCATCGGCAGCGTCATTTTCCGTGTCCACATTATCGTTAATTGCGATAAAACGCACTCCATAGGCTGGAAATACCCTGCGCATATAACGGCCTGTTTCTATGTACTCACGACCTAAGCGGGAGAGGTCTTTGACAATCACGCAGTTAGCTTCGCCTTGTTCGATCATCCGCATCATTTCCTGAAATGCCGGGCGATCAAACAAAACACCACTATAACCATCGTCAATTTTTTCTGCCACAACCTCAATTTCCGGGTGTCGGGCTATGTAGTCATCGATCAGGCGCCGCTGGTTAGCAACGCTGTCACTTTCTACTGTTTTATCATCCGTATAAGAAAGACGGATGTACTTAATCGCTTTGTAAACCTGCATAAAAAAACACTCCTTTCGTTGCACAGAAAAATCCCTGCAATTCAAGAAGTGTGGTTATGCCATATTCAATTCCTTTTCCGATTCTTATTCTACCATGCTTTTACGGAAAAGTCAGCCCCTTTCTTAAAATTGCACCTATCGCAAAATACCCTTGATACATTCTTCCAGGGTAGCACCTTCAGCAGAAAAGCTGGCCTGTACAGTAAAACGCCCACACTTAAAATGGTATGGATTTTTGATTTGCTGAACGAATTCTGCAATCCGTTCATCACGGGAAAGTTCTTTGTTGACAGAGACATCCCGAATGTCTACCAGTGTACCCACTTCACTGACAATGGTATTCAATTCCATAGTATCAACTCCCTTCTGAAAACTGTGTTATCAAAACCACATGAATAGGTCGGATCTATGGTTATTACACACATAAATCCGGCCCATTATATCTGATTTCGATTTTACTGCCGTATTTGCCACGCACCCCGGCAAGTCCTTCTGTTATAAGGACGGGGCTGTTACAGGCTGCGGATAGCGTCACCGCATCATAGTCCCGCATACGCCGCCGCTTTGCCAGAGCAAGCAAACGCCGCAGGAACTCTCCCCAAGTCTTTAGGAAGCTGTGAAGAAGTACCATTATGATCTGCGTCGTTATCGCGTCCGGCCTGCCACAGCCGGTTTCGTAGGTTGCGTTTATCGCTCGGACAGCCTGGATCCATCACCTCCTTAGGCCGCCTGTCACCGCGCCGCCCCATCTGCCGCTCGGAACACAGAATGAAGTACCTGTAACAGCGTATATTCGGTTGTCAAGGAACAAGCAAGGGGCATGGCAGACAAATTGATATTGCAGTTGGGGTGGGAGGATGTATATGCTTCCTTACCACACCCGTCCAGCTTGTCCCGCCGAATATGTCCCTCTACTATTCAGTACATTTTTAGGGGCAAAGTTGCCGTCTGTTATAAAATTTCTTTGAAATATTTTTCCAGACTACGCAATCCGGCTTCGATAGAACGGGTGATCCGGCTTTTGTGTGTTCCTTCCGCTTTGGCAATATCTGCTTTGCTCATGCCAAGAAAAAAGTGTGCATAGATTCGTTGGCGCTGCTTTACCGGAAGTTTGGAAAGACCTTTATAAATCAACTCCGTCATTTGGCGCTGTTCCCAAATTTCTGCCGGGTTAAGAGGCTTTTGCAATATCTCACGCTCAATACCTTCGTCTCGATCCAGAGAGTAAAATGCTTTATAGCGGTATGTACGAATCCGATAGGCTTCTTCCAACAACATATATTCCCGAAGCAACAAAGCAACTTCATCCGGCACCTCAACGATCATGTCCTGTGTATAATACGGGTAATAATCCCGAAGATTGATTTTCTTCATAGTAATTTCCTCCAATTTCGATGTTTGAGTTGATGGCAAAAATCGAAATCAGAGGGTGGGCTGCGGCAGCGATAAGGTCTAAGTCTCTTTCTGATTAAAAAAAGGGTACAAAAAAGCGCGCCCGTACAAAGAACAGGCGCGCCAAAGCAGCAGTATGAAATTTTTCCGGGAGGTTGACAGCGAAAATGCTCAAACTTTGTCGAAACCAAAAACGCCGCAATCCATACGAGCTGGACTACGACGTATAGGTGACTGAATGTAAAGCAGTTTATCTGCAGATCTGTGTTGCATAGACGCATAGGCATTTCCTCCCATCAAGGAGGAACCTGAATCGGCTGCTTGATACCTCCTTGGGAGAAAATTATATCGGTTATGTTTCCTTTATCAGTCCGCAGATATTCGCTTTTTACTCTTTATATTCGCAATTTTCTACATATTCCGCTCTTAGAATATATGCTGCAAAAAGCAAGCCCACAAGGGGAAACAACACCTTGTGGGCTCATGTTATAGATGTTCAAATTTATAGCCGATCCCGGCGACACTCTCAATATAGTTTGGAAGATCC